GGGCAACCTGCGGGCCGCCGTGATGTCTCTGGCGAAGGCGTACACGAAGAACGGCAACGCCGTCGGGTTGATCGGCTATCGTGCCACCGGCAGCCGTGGTTCGGAGAGTGCAGCCGGCGGCAAGGTTCGCGTCTCGTCTGGCAAGGGGGGCGACCGGGCGTATCACCAGTGGTTGATCGAGTACGGCACGCGAGCCCGCGTCGTGAGCAAGTTTTCCAATACCCCCTACCAGCGGAGAAGCCCGTCGGTGCCGTTCGTGCGAACGCGAATGGGGAGGCAGGAGGTGGTTCGCGGCAAGGGCCTCGTTCACACCGTCAGCGGGCAGAACGCCTACATCGCATCGTCGTACAAATCCCTCGGCCCGTTCGGCATGATTCGCCAGCCGGGCAACCGCAGCCGCGTGCAGACAGACCCGCCGACGCCGGGGGCCTACTTCAAAAAGTCTGCCAACCCGATCGTGATCCCACCCACACCGGAAGGTGGCGTGGCCGGCCAGCCGCCAATCCGCACGGCGTTTCAGCAGACGCAAAGCCAAGTGGCTGCGATCCTTCAGCAAGAGCTACGGATCTCGCTGGAGCGTGCCCTGTCCACGCTCACCTACAGTGCCACTGGCACCATCTCGGGAGTCTGACGCATGGCCTTCAAGAGCCCCGAGGCAGTCATCCGCAACCGGCTCATCACGACGGCCGCCGTGACGGCACTGGTGTCGACGCGGGTGTATCCCGTGATCGCCCCGGCGACGGCAGCCCTGCCGTTCATCACATGGCGAAGGCTGGCGGTGACGCGGCAGCAGTCGCTGGCCGGGCCGGTCGGCGTGCCCACAGTAAACTTGTCGGTCGATATTTTCGCAGAAACCTACGAATCTGCCCGCGATATTGCCGACCAGTGCCGCGTGTCTCTGGATGGGTGGGGCGGGACTTTTGACAATACAACGGTAAGCAACGTGTCGCTCGATAACGAGAGCGACGGGTTCGCACAACTTTCCGGCGGCGACCTCCCGCCGGTCTACACCGTCCAGCAGCTTTACGGCATCCTCTGGCAGGAGAATTGACCATGGCCATTACGCCCCATGATTCGACCGGCACAGTTTTCACGTTCGCTGGTGGCGGTTACACCGTGACGTCGATCGTCTACAACCTTGCCGATCCGGCCACCGACAACACGATCGACGTATCGCACCTCGGGCTGACTGCGGGCAATTCAGTGCTGACGCAGGATCGTCCGCTGACCGGCAACGCGACCGACACGGGTCGGCAGGTCACGATCGAATACTTGGGTAAGGGCATTATCGCCGACGCTTCGACCGGCACGCTGGTCATCACTCACGCCGGTGCGGCGTTCTTGTCTGCGGCGTCGACCGTTGTCAGTTCGTCCGTGACGTTCGCCCTCAACGACGTGGTCAAGGGCCAAGCGGTTTTCAAGGTCGCTCGCTGATAGCGTGACGGAGGAATCCCGTCATGGCGAACTATGCTGCCGGTGTGACCGTCTCTTGGAACGCAGTCGCGTTCCAAGAGGTCGTCGACTTGAAGATACTTCACGGTGGCGATCTGCCAATCTCTCGCGGCAGCGCGGGCTCACCGTTTTCGCTTGACCTAGGCACTATAGATGTAGTGTGCCTGGGCACTGCGAACTGCACGCCAGCCAACTACGGCAAGCGTGCCACGTTCCAAGTCACCGGGCCGGGTGTTGTGTTCACTCACAAGGCAATCTTCCAACGACTTGCAGTCGAGAAGAAAGTCAACGACGTGCAACGCAACACGGTCACGCTGCGTTTTTCACCATCGTAGGAGTTGATGTATGGCACTGACAGCAGATCAGATTTTGGCGGCTGACGACCTCGGGCTGAAGCAAGTCCCGGTGCGGGAATGGAACGGCGACGTGTTCATCCGCATGATGAGCGTCGGCGAGCGAGACGGGTATGAGCGTCTCTGGATCGGCAAGCGAGAGACGGGCGTCGATAACTTTCGGACAGAGTATCTCGCCCGCGTTTTATGCAACGACAAAGGTGAGTTGCTCTTCACGCGAGAGCAGGTCAGCACGCTGGCGAACAAGAGCGGTGCGGTGATGGGCAGGCTGTTCGACGAAGCTCTGGCACACAACAACATGACGGAGGCGGATGTCGAGCAGTTGGGAAAAGCCTGAGTGTCTTGCCGACGCGGCGGTTCATGTTCGCGTTGGCCGGGCACCTGGGCATGACAGTCGGCGAACTGTCTCGCCGCATGGATTCGCGGGAGCTGACCGAGTGGATGGCGTACACACGCTACTACCAAGCTCTCCCCGATCCATGGCGGCAGACAGGTCTTGAGGTCAGTGCGATGCTCGCGCCGCACTCACCTAGAGGCAAGTGCCCGTCTGCCGATGACTTTAATCCGATTGAAAAGGCTCCGCAGCATGGCGATCAGATGCTGACACAGATCCGGGCATTGCAGGCAGCGTTAGGTGGTGGCTGATGGCGAACATTGTCGGGTTAGCGTTGAAGGTCACTGGCGACGCGAGTGGCTTTGGAAAGTCACTCACGCCGGTAGATCGTGCGCTCGACAAGCTTGCCGCCCAGGCCGAGAAGGCGACGAACGTCTTTACGCCTTTCGCGGAAAAGACAGCGGCGGCGGCCAAGGCTCAGGAAGAGTTCGCCGCGAAGTTTTCGTCGCTGGCTGATCAGCTACGGGACAACGTGGTCGGGCCGCAAGAGTACGCGGCTGCGTTCGGCCGGTTGACCGAAGAGGCGAAGGCGGCAGCGGCGGCTTTCGAAGAAGGGCTTCGGGTTACTGAGCAGCTTCGTACGGTTGAAGAACGGCGGGCAACGGAGCTTGAGAAAATTGAGGCATTGCTCGCACGCGGGGCAATCTCCGAGGAGACTGCGAATCGGGCTCGCGATAAAGCTACGGGTTCGTCGGAAGCAGCAGCAGCAGCGGCGGCTCAAACATTGGGAGCCCGCGAAAAGCTCTTGCAGGATGGGGCAAGGCTCACCGAACAGTTGGCTTCGGAAGAAGAAAAACGAGCGAAGGCAACCCAGCAAATCGACGAGCTGCGGAAAGCTGGAGTCATAACAGAGGAAACATACGCCAGAGCCATCTCGCAGGCGACCGGAGAAGTTGAGAAGGCCGCCGAGGCGGCGAGGAAATACCAGCAGATCATTGAGGAAGGGCAGCGTGTTACGGCCTCCGTGGCGACTGACGAGGAACGGCGGGCGGTGGAGCTTGAGAAAATTGAGGCATTGCTCGTGAGCGGTGCCATCTCGGAGGAGACTGCGAGCCGAGCTCGCGAGAAGGCTACCGGCACAGCAGCGGCAGCGGCACAGGCGGCGGCTGCGGCCGAAGCCGAATCGCAGAAAGTTCGCGAAAAGCTTTTACAAGAAGGGGCGAGACTTACAGAGCAGTTCGCTTCGGAAGAGGAGAAACGAGCAAAGACAATCCAGCAGATTGACGATCTGCTAAAGGCTGGAGTCATCTCGGAAGAAACATACGCCAGAGCTAGGGGGCAGGCGACCGGCGAAGCGGAGAAGGCGGCCGAAGCGGCAAGTAAGTATCAGCAGGTTATCGAGGACGGGCTACGTGTTACGGCCTCTGTGGCGACTGAAGAAGAGCGGCGGGCAGAAGAACTCGCAAAGCTTGACGACCTCCTGCGTCAAGGTGCAATTTCGCAGGAGACGTTCGTCCGTGCTTCTGAGAAGGCGACGGGAGTGGAGAAGGAGCGTGCGGATGCTGCCGCGTCGGCGGCTCGCATCATTGCCGCGAACCTGAGCCCGCAAGAACGTTACTCGCAGCAGATGTTGGAGTTGAGTGGTCATCTTGAGGCTGGCCGGCTATCGCAGGATCAGTTCAACCGTGCCGCCCAGAAGGCAAAGATTGACCTCGACGGGATCGGCAAAGAAGCAGGCAAGGCCGACAAGAACATCGAGCAACTCAATAAGAACGTCAACTTCTTGAAGAATATCGAAATAGGCAGGCTGGTGTTCGACGGCGTGCGTGCCCTCGGCAGTGCGTTCGCCAGCGTGCAGAATCAGATCTCCGGGCTGGTAACTTCTGCCAACGCTTCGATCGACCAGCTCGACGATTTTGCCCAGCGTACTGGCATCGGCGTTGAGGCGTTGCAAGGCTACTCGCTCGCCGCGAATCTGGCTGGCGTTGACACAGAACAATTCGGAACCGCCGTCCAGCGGCTCGCTGTGAGCATCGGCAAGGCCGCACCCGGTGACGCACTCGACAAGTCGCTGCGAGCCATCAATCTGTCTGTCGGTGAACTGCGAGCGTTGTCGCCAGAGCAGCAGTTTGCAGCTATCGGCAATGCTATCTCGACGCTGCCCACCGTCGCGGATCGTGCCGCTGCTGCCGTCGAGGTATTCGGCAAGCAAGGTGCCGCACTCGCTCCGCTGTTTCGTGCCGGTGCGGCCAGCATCGAGGAACTGCAAGCCCGTGCCGAAAGGCTCGGAGTGATCGTTGACGAGACGCAGGTCAACAACGTCACAAGCATGAACGACGCCTTTGACCTTGTGGCCGCGACGGTGCAAGGCATCACGGGTCAGGTGCTTGGCAACCTTGCCCCGGCAGTCACCGACGTTACGAATCAGTTTCTAAAGTTTGTCGAAGAGTTTGCTGGAGTCGATGGGCAAGGCGGCACGGGCATTGCCAACGCGATCACTGACACGCTGCTGCGAGGGGCAGAGTATTTCGCTGGCATCTTCGACGAGTACGTTGAGTATTTCGGCGGCTTCACAGGTGCATTGAACACGGCCGGTGAGACCTTCAATCGCATTTCCGGTGTGCTGGAGGTTCTCAGCGGCGTGTTTAAGGGCATCTTCAATACGTTTGAACTGTCCGGAAACATGATTGCGTTCGCGTTGGGCAAGGTTCTTGAAGGGCTTGGCAGCTTCATAAGCTCTGACCTTGAAGAGTTCGGACGTGGTTTGCAGGTAAATGCAGACGCACAGATACAGCAGAACCGTGCCGAGCTTGAAGCGGCAGCCAAGCAGGTCGCCAACGGTACGACGCAGGCTATTTTTGGCACTGCCGCCCAGCAGCAGGAAGCCGCTGCTGGTGCGGCGAAAACTGGCCTTGCGGCCTTGCGGGCACAGATCGAACGTGAGCGGTCGCCGCAGTTCAAGATCGAGACTGACATCGAGCAGACCCGCGACCGATTCGACTCGTTCTTCAGCGGCGTCGTAGACCAGAGCAGTGCCGTCACAGAAGCGATGCGTGGTTTCGAGGCGGCTGCGGCATCTGTCGCTGACCCGCTCAATATCACAGCAGACGAGATTGCCCGCATCAAGGTGGAGCAGGACAAGGTCAACCGTGCAGTCGATCAAGAGCTTGGGGCGAGGCGGGCTATCAAGGATGCTGCTGTCGCCCAGGCCGAAGCCGATACAAAGCGAATCGCCGAACTGACCAAAGCGAGCGACACTCAGTCGAAACTTGCCGAGGATCTCGCAGCCGTTGAGCGTGAGCAGGCCCGAGTGCAGGAGCAGCAACAAGCGGCACGCGAGGCGATGTTGACTTCAATGTCGGAGTCGGATCGCAACGCCGCGAAGGCTCAGGCAGACGCCGCTACGGCAAGCCTTGCCAGCCTCGACCAGATTGAGGCGAAGCTCAAGGAAACACAGCAGGCTGCGAAGCAGGGTTTTTCGGACGGCTTCACAAAGCAGTTTGAAGAGACAGCAAAGTCGATCGACACAGCCCAAGCCAAGGCAGCGGAGTTTGGCAAGGTTGGCGTGCGTGCCCAGCTTGAACTGGCTCAAGCCGTTGCCGTGCTGCAAGAGCGAGCCCGTGCGGGGTTCCTAAACAAGGCCGAATACGACAAGGAACTAGCCCGGCAGCAAGGCTTCTTCGACGAAGTATTGAAGCGAGAGCAAGAGAACCAGCGTCTGATTGTTCAGGTAAAGCAAGCCGCGAATGTTCGTGTCGAAGAGTTCCTGAAAGGCAAGATCGACGAGCGAACGAAGTTTGAGATTGCTCGCCAAGAAGAGGCGGCAAAACGAAGGCAGACGGCACTTGAGAACGTCGCAGCTATTGAGGAAAGGATCGCCGTTCAAGAAAAGTCTGTGCAGGCGGCGAGAAGTTCCGGCGACGTGCAATCTGCTAGAGCCAGAGCCGGTGAACTGAGGACGCTTAGGCAGGCTCAGGTAGCTGAGAGACGTATCGCCGAAGGCCGAAACGAAGTCGCCCGCAATCAATCGGCGGGCCTGACTCGCGGCTTTAGTCAGGCTGAGCAGTTCCAAAGCCGTGTCGCACAGACGAACGAGAACTTCCTCCAGGCGTTCACCGGCACCTACGCCGCTGCGAACGCTTCGCTCAACGCAGCCAACGCCGTCGCGGCCGAGCTTACCCGGCAGCAGGAACTGAGTCGCCCCGTGGCAGGCTCAGTCGCGACCGCTGACATCCGCACGGCTGAAGGTGCGGCGTTGGTGCTGGGGCTCGGGGCGGCGGCACAAGACCCGAATCTGATCGAGGCACGGCTCCAGACAAAACAACTGGCTGGCATTCGCACGGCGATCAACAACGCCGTCTCTGGCTACCTCGGCACCGTTGCGGAGATTTTCTGATGGCAGTTTCATCATTCCGCGAACTGGGCAGAACGCTGGAAGGCGAGGTAGGCGGCGTGACTGTCGCCAAGCGGCGGTTCGTCGTGATCCTTGACGACAACGCCACGGTCACGCCGACTGCGAACATGGAGGTCGTGAACGCTGTCGGCGGCGGCACGTGGGGCGTAGCACACCCAGAGTTTTCGTTCCTTCGCCTTCGCAAGGCGATCATGAACGAGAACTTCGGCGACAACCCGTACCACGTCGAAGTGACGCTTGAATACAGCGTGATTCCGTCCAGCCTGCTGCTGGCCCCCCTTTCCCGCCCTGCCGAGTGGGTGTTTGAAGCTGTATCGGGCGACCAACTGCCCGCTCTGTTTTTCTTTGACGGCACGACCAAGCGACCGCTGACCAACTCCGCTTACGATTTCTTTGAGGGGCTGACTGTCCCTGAGTCGTTGACACGGGCGACCATAAAAAAGAACTACGCGAGTCGCCCAGATGGGATCATCGGATCGTTCGGTTTTCTCAACTCCGACACCTTCAGCGGTGCGGCCGCACATCACTGCAAGCACGAAGGCTCCAAGGTCGAGAAGGCCGAGGAGTTGTGGGGAAACGTGCGCTACAACTACTGGCGGGCCGAGTCGCAGATTTTGTTTCGCCCGTCCGGCTGGAACCTCCAACTCCCCGACATCGGATTCAATTTTATCGCTGGTGGCCAGAAACGACGGGCGATGGTGTTTGACTTTGAGAACGCCGAATGGGTGCCCAGTGCCAACCCCCTGGGGCTCGACGGCAGCGGCGGGCTGACCGGCGGCTACCCGGCGATCCTTGAGCGGAGAGTCCTACCGGCGGTGTCGTTCACCGGCCTGTTCGGCAGTGCCCCCACGTGATTCTGCCAGAGTGCCACACCCAAAACGTAGAGTGAAATCATGGCCGATCCAACGTATGAAATCCTGCCTGCCGAGCTAGACCTCGCGTTCATTAAGGGCGACGAGTTTGGCATGGTGCTAGCGGTCGATGCGACCGACCTAACGGGCTACACCTACGACACGAAAATCTACAGCCTCACGACCGTCGAGGTAGGCGGTGGCCTCGGTGCTGGCGTGGCGTCTGCCGCTGGTGCGACGGTCGTGGCGTTTACGGTCACGCCGGTGAACATCACTGCTGGGCAGGTCAATCTGTCTCTGACAGAGATACAGACAGGTGCGCTGACCGCTGGAGCGGAATACCGGTGGTGGTTCAAGACCGTGACGCCCGGCAATGTGACGCGAACGATCCTTGCCGGTGACGTAAGCGTGAGGGTGCCGTAATGTCTGTGACTGTCAACGTCGTCGGTCAGACTGCCGTGAGCGTGAGCGTGGCGGCCTCGACCAGCGTGTCGGTTGTCGCCTCGGGCGGCATCGGCCCGGCTGGATTCCTGACCGTGCCTGGCACCTCGACGCAGGCGTTCGGGACGTTCCAGCTTGCGGCGGGCGACGGCATCACGGTCAGCACTGCCGATGGGCAGTTTCTGATCTCGTCCTACCCTAGCACCACGGTATCAAGTCTCGCCCCGGTGCAGAGCGTGGCGGGTCGCACGGGCACTATCGTCCTCCAGGCGAGCGACGTGACGGCTGGCACGTTTGCCATCGGTCGCATCCCGACCATCGGATACACCGCCCTGTCTGGCGTGCCGGTCGAGTTCACGCCCGCGAGCCACACGCACGACGCGGCGGCGATTTCGTCGGGCACGCTGTCGATTGCTCGCGTGCCGACGATCTCCTACACGGCTCTGAGCAACACGCCAGCGACGTTTAGCCCCTCGGCCCACACCCATTCGACTACAGACGTGGTGGCGTTCACTGCCGCCGCGTCTGCGGCCTCCCCAGTGCAGTCCGTGCAGTCTCGGACAGGGGCGGTCGTGCTGACGCGAGCGGACATCACAGCCGCCGCCGAGGTGCATACCCATTCGACCGCCGATGTCGTCGGGCTGACCGCCGGGTTCTCGCAGGTCGGCCACACCCACGACGCGGCAGCTGTGGCGAGTGGCACGCTAGACATCGCCCGGATTCCTGTCATTGGCTACACGGCGATCTCTGGCACACCCAGCAGCTTCGCCCCCGGTGCCCACACCCATGCCACCACTGACGTCGTGGCGTTCACCGCCGCTGCGTCTGCCGCTGCTCCTGTGCAGTCGGTGGCGGGCCGCACAGGGGCGATCAGCCTCGCAGCGGTCGACATTGCCGGGTTGGCGAGCGTTGCCTCCAGCGGCAGCTATACGAGCCTGAGCGACGTACCGGCGACGTTTCCGCCTATCACCCACACCCACTCGACGACTGACATCAGCGGCTACCAGGGGCTCCCGGCCCAGGCTGGCTCTTCTGGCCCGCTGGTGACTGATGGCACGGCTTCCACCTGGACCACTCGGTACGGCATTGTCGATCCGGTACTCGTGCAGGGTGCTGGCATGACGCTGACGCGAGACACGTCGGCCGGGTCGATCACGGTGGCATTCGCAGGCGGAACGTCTGGTCTGGCGGTCGGCTCTCTCGCGCCGCTGGCTCTCGGCGTTGCCGCCGCTGGCACGTCTAGCAACGCCAGCCGCGAGGATCACATCCACCAGCTGCCGACGGTAGGCGACATCACGGCAGCGGCTGCGATCCACACGCACGACGCCGCTGCGGTGACCAGCGGCACGCTCGACATCGGCCGCATTCCGACGATCGGCTACACCGCTCTCTCAGGCGTGCCAGTGTCGTTCACGCCATCCACGCACACGCATGACGCGGCAGCGATTGCATCGGGCACGATTGACGCTGCCCGCCTGCCTGCGACGGTGTCTGCCCTCAACGCTCTCACCGGGGGCATCACGATTGCCGCCGGTGCTAACGTGACAGTCTCGACGGCCAGCAGCACGATCACGATTGCGGCGGGTGGTGGCGGCGGCAGCGGTGAGGACACAGTGCTGCGTGCGTTTTTCCTGCCGCCTGCACCCACGAGCGTCACCGCCACGGCTGGCAACGCTCAGGCAGTCGTCTCTTGGACGGCACCCACCGTGCTGGTGCAGACGCCGATCACGGACTACGTTGTCCAGTTCTCCACTAACGGCGGGTCGTCTTGGACGACTGCGAGCGACTCGGTTTCGACGGCGACGACGGCGACGATCACATCTCTCACCAATAACGTGGCGGTGCAGTTCCGCGTGGCGGGCGTCAACGGCATCGGCACGGGGGCTTTCAGCACGGCGTCGGCTGCGGTGACGCCGATTGCGGGCGATTCATTCTTCAGCAGCGTGTCTCTGTTGCTGCCGTTTGACGGAGCCAATGGAAGCACGGTGTTCACTGATTCCTCGCCAGTGCCGAAGTCTGCAACCGCTATCGGTAACGCGCAGATCAGCACATCGCAGAGCAGATTTGGCGGCGCGAGCCTGCTAGTCGACGGCAACGGCGACTACGTCCGGTTTGATGACAGCGAAGACTTTAGCCTTGGGTCTGGCAGTTTCACCATAGAAGGCTTTATTCGGCTCGCTGCCCATCCTGCTGCCTACGCTGGCGCATACGCATCCACAATCGTCAGCCAAGACGATTCTAGCGGCGGCACGGCGACATATGGCTGGAACCTTGGTGTCGGCGGGAGCGGGTCAGAAAGCGTAGTGCTGACGCTGACGAACACCAGTGGCGATCGGGTTGAGATTAGCGGGACGGCAAACCTATCGCTTTCCACGTGGTATCACATTGCCGCAGTGCGCGAAGGCAACACCATCTACCTCTACAAAGATGGCGTACTTCTTAACAGCGGCGGCACGTCATACACGGCCACAGTCCGCAATACATCGGCAACGCTGAAGGTCGGGGCACTGGACTTAGACGTTACCTACAAGTATTGGTTCAACGGAAACATCGACAGCCTGCGCATCACCAAGGGGGTCGCAAGGTATCCGAGCGGCACTACCTTCACGCCACCCACAGCAGCGTTCCCGCCAAGCGGCCTTTACGAAGACCCGTTCTTTGAGAGTGTCTCGCTCTTGCTGCCGATGGACGGCACAGGCAGCACAATCACCGACAGCAGCCTGACGCCGAAGACGATCACGGCGTATGGAAATGCTACGCAATCAACGGCGCAGTCTCGGTTTGGAGGCAAGTCTCTTTATCTGGACGGCAACGGCGACTACATCGAAGGGCCGACCCTAGACCTGTCTACAGGCAGTTGGGTGGTAGAAGGATTCTTCTACCTCAGCAGCGGTACTGTCTTTCAGACTCTATTTTCTTTACAGCAGCCTAATGTGATTGGTATGCACATGCACACCTTTACTGACGGCCAACTATATTTTAACAATGCGGCTGCGGGAGCAATCAGTGGCGGCACTGTGCCATCTAATCAATGGTTTCACGCTGCTGGGGTGCGGTCTGGCGGCTTGCTGCGTCTCTACCTAAATGGAACTCTCATTGGCACTAGCAGCCAAGAGCTAGGGTCTGGTGCGTTCCGAGTCGGCTGGCCGGGAGGGTCTGGAACCTCTTATATGAACGGCTATGCGGACAGCATCCGTGTAACAATAGGCTCCGACCGTGGCTACACTGGCGAGACCATCACCGTCCCGACGGCAGCGTTCCCCACCTCATGAGCAGCACCCTACGCAGACTCGCCGACGCACTCGCTACCGGGCTCGCCCATGCCTGACCGCATCTCATTCACACGTCCTGCCGTCGAGCGGATAGCCAACGTCGTGCGGGCCGTGGAGAATGCACGGCCAGCGGCAGCGGGGCTGCGTTCACGGGCGGTTGTGGCGGCGGGGAAGCCAAAGGGCATTGAGCGTGGCACGTTCACCGCACCTTGGCCGAAAGGCACGACCAAGACCATTACCGACGCAACCACCGCAGGCAAGACGTACACCAACGTCAAGAACTACTTCGCAGCCATCACAGGCACCGGCACGAAGGCTTGTGCTATCGCTTACGTTGGCACTGAGTGGATTCTGATCGCTGCGGAGTGCTAGATGATTGACTCTGTAGAGCCGCTGTCGTGCGTGCTGTGGGCCTTCGCCTTCTTCGCGGCTGGCATGTATCCGCTCGGGTTCATGATGGGGGCACCGTGTAGTCCGTGTTGTGGCGTCGACTGTCTGCCTTTGTTCTATCGGTGCCGGCGGCAGGTCTCTTTAAACGGCAGCGTGCCGCCTACGCCATCTGAGACGATCTACACGCTCGAGGACGCCTACATTTACACGGCGTCGAACGAAAGCACGCTGAAGGTCAGTCTCAACGACGGCGGAACACATTGGCGGCTGCGTGGCAATCAGTTCGTGACGTATGAGACCGAGCTCACGCACTACGCTACCGGCGGCGTGCTGGTGAGCCAGCAGGCACCCTGCCAAGCAGTGAAGCCAAAGGTGCGTGTCAAAGTGCAGGGCGTCACCGCGCCGATTGAGTTCGCCGACACTGTGCTGACTGCCGTCGCCTCGGGTGGCGATGTCTCTCGTACCGCGAACATCGTCGCCGGCGAGAACCTGGGCGGCGGCAATCAATACAACACAGGTGCCACGATCACGACCACGGTCGTCGCTGCTTCGGTGTCAGGATCGACCAGCAAGGTAGACGGCTCAATCGTCACAGAAGCGTTCTTGCGAGGCTTGCTGACCGCCACGACATCGGCTCCGGCATCCAGCAGCACGACGTGTGTGGTGACATTGAGCGGCAACCTAGCGGCGTTTGGCTACATGAACGCTGCCGAGTCGTGCGTGCTGTCGTGGCTCGTGCGAGTCGTGCGTGATTCGGTGCCGCACGAGTTTGTCGTGACCGTCACCGTGAACGGCCGCAGCAACTTCACGCCACTGCCCGAAGGCGGGCTGACTGCCGTATCAGTGCCGTCGCTGCCGACGCCTGCCAGAGGCATTCGTGAGGCGTATGTGCCGCCGGTCGTGGTGAGAACCGACGCCGACTACGCAATCACAGTCAAGCCGAGACGAAACGCCAGCGGCGTGCGTGTTGCCACGGCAGAAAACCTGTCGCTGGTGTTTTCGCTAGCGGGAAGATGTCGGCTGGGATTATGGCAGCGCCGTTTCTTTGGCAACCTCGGCAGTGCTAGTCAGACAATCCTCGCCGGGTGGTCAACGCCGACGGTGTTGGCAGAGTCAACGGGTACGGCTGGCAGCTTTGCGTTTGGCAATCGTGCCAACAACGACCCTGAGACCGGAGCACACCTGCCGGACTACTCATCCGACACGATCGC